GCGCCGGCTTCAGCGCCTGCAGCACGCACTCGAGGACCAGGTTGGTCCACCACGACAGCGGATCGTCGACGGTCTCCTCGACCGTGAGCTCGCCCACCGTATTCAGCGGCGCGGTCACCAGCCAGGCGTAGGCCCAGTCGTCGCCCACGATCGGCGCCTCGACATCGTTGTCGACGGTGTGCGGGGAGAACTCGGTGATGGTGATCGAGAACCCGAGCGCCGCCGCGACCGCGATGAAATAGGCCGGCGTCTGACCACCGATGCCGATCACCTTGGCCACGAGCGAGGCACGACGCTGCACGATCGAGGGGTTGGTCCCGACGCAGGGATCCGGCAGCCCGTAGACGCGCTCCCAATCGCCCAGCAGCTCGAAGGTTGTGCGCGGATCCCATTCGTCGATCAGCGTCACGCCGCGGCCATCGACCCGCGCGAGCTCGTCGGAGAGCCCGAGCAGGAACTTCGACAGGGTGGTGCTCGACTCGAGCCACCACACGGCGCCTCGAGGGAGGAGCTGCTGCAGCTGCCGGGCGTAGGCGTGTGCGTCCATCCGGCGTCAGTTCCACGTGATGGTCCCCATGATGGGGAGCTGCCCGGTCGTGTGCGTCACGTTCGCCGCCGGCGTCGTGATGGTGAAGTCGGTCACGCCGTCGGCCGAGCCAACCGCCACGCGGATCTGCGACAGCAGGATGGTCCCGCCGGGTTGGCCGTCGCGCCGGAGCAGGTCCTCGAGCTCGGCCTGCACGGCTGCCCGCGTGGAGCTGTTGTCCGGCACGATGTGAATCGTGAAGTTGAGCGCAACCGCGACAGGCGCCACGACGGTGACCGTCGCCGTCACTGGCCGTCGAGCGTCGATGTAGTCCTGCACGGCGGTCACTTCGCCGGCGGACGGAATGATCGCGGCGCCGGATCCGTCCTCATCGCGGACGAACCGTACGGTGACCGTGCCGGCGCCGAGCTCCTGGGGATACACCCACGCACGCGTGACGCCGGCCACTTCCTTCGCCCACGCGACATAGTCGTCCGCCGCGCCGCCATGTGGCGGCTGCCGCATGCGCGTGAGCAGCCGCTCGCGGAGCGCGTCGTCCGTCTCTGCGTCGGCGCCGCCGGCGAGGCCTCCGCTCGCCACCGTGGCGGTCGCCTGGACGTTTTCGATCGGCGAGACGAACGTCAGGACGACGTCGACGTCGGCGTTGCCGGCCAGGCCTGCCACCGTCGCGGTGAGGGCGAGCGTCGCAGTGCCGCTCGAGACGACCGCTTCGGTGTCGACTTCGTACTGCACGCCGTCGGCACGCTGCAGCACGGTTCCAGCCGGGATGATCGAACCATTGCTGCCGGTGGCCGTCGCGTTGCCTATCGCGAACGTCGCCACGATCCGCGTGAGCCCGAACAGGTTCGCCTGGCGCTCGAGGTACTCCACCTCCGACGTATCCGGGAAGATCTGCTGAGCGAGGAACTCGAGGTGCCCGTGCAGCAGATGCACGGCGCCGGCGAGGACGCGGGCGAAGACCGTCAGGGCGCTCCGACGGAGCACGGCTCCCGTCAGCACCAGGCGCGTGGCCAAGTCGCTCTGAACGCGGTCGACGATCTCCTGCAGCGTGGGACGCGCGAACGGCATGACGGTCAGTGCTCCCTGGCGGCCTGCCCCGCCCACACCGCGCTGAAGCGATACTCGACGGGCGTGCTGAGCGGCCGCGTGATCACGATGTGCAGGCCGAGCATGCCCGGCCGCGTGATCTCGGCCTCGACGTCGACGGCCGCGGCCACCTGGTCGTCGAGGAGCCACTGGAGCGCCTCGCGCGCATACTCCCGCGCGCGGACGAGCACGGTGGCCTCTTCCTTCTCCCGATACAGCAGCCACAAACGGCTACCGATGCGGTCGCCAGCAACGACCGGAAACGCATCCCCCCACCAGCCGCGGCGATCCGATTGCGTGTCGGGCAGCACATCGCCATCGTTCGACCGCCGATCGGTGAACAGCGATAGCAGCACGGCCGTCTCGAGCCCCTCGTCCATCACCAGATCGTTCATGGCGATTGAGAGGTCCGCCGCGTGCACGTCCCAGGTCAGCCGGAGATCGCTCATGACGCGATGAGCCCGTGCGCGCGCAGGCGCGAGAGCAGGAGATTGAGCTGCGTCGAGACAGACGCCGCGGTGGCCGTAGAGTCGGCAACGGCCGCGCCCTGCGCTCCCACGACCTGCGTGCCGGCGACGCGGTAGACAGCGCTGTTGACGAGATCGATGGGCGCGTTGGCCTCGATGACCTGGCCGGTCTTCAGCAGCAGGTAGACGCTCTGATGGTTGTAGAGCGCGACTTCGCCGGCGGCCAGGCCCGTCTTCCGATAGCGGCGATCGTCGACGCTCACGACGAGCGGGTGATCGCGCAGACCTCCGACGAACAGCACGACGGCCTCAGCGGCGCCGGCGACGGTGGGTGCCGCGGGCACCGAGGTAAAGCCGTACTGCTGGAAGCGTTCGCAGCGATCACGCGTCTCGTCCTTCAGAATCGCGAGCTGCACTTCCTGCAGCCTGGTGCTGTCGGTGACGAGCTGCACCACAGCGCGCGCGACCAGGTTCTCCAGGCGACGTCGGACGGGGGCGAGGAGTCGGTTCAGCGCGTCCATCGTCAGGTCCCCAGCCACGCGGGCGCCGAGCTCGACGAGCTGCTCGGCGCGATGGTTGGCTCCGGCCGGAACGCGTCGGCGCGTGTCAGCGACAGCGTTGTGATCGTCCCGCCCTGCAGCGAGAGGGTGTACGTCGCTTCGGTGATCAGCAGGTCCGTGTACGTGATGCCGAAGGCCGGAATGTGCACGGGCACGAGCGCGTTGATCGGCCATAGCGATCCATCGCGCTGCGTCCACCCATGCACGGTGACGGTCACGGTCGCCGATCGCGCGGCGCGTACCGTGGCCTCCCAGGCGGCCCGCTGCCGGGCGAATGCCAGCGTGACCGCACCTTCGGGGCGCACGAGTAGCACCCGCGAGGCACGCCTGACCTGCAGGTCCTGAGCCTCGGCACTGACATTCGCCGCTGACGTGTCAGAGAGGATGTCGCTCCCGCCGGTCTGCCCGGCGACGAGGTACCGGCGATACCGCTTCGTCCCGTCGAAATTGACGTCCGCGGTCAGGAGGTTCTCGCCTTGCGCAAGCACCGACGTCGCGCGGGCGCCTCCGGTACGCGTCAGCACGATGCCACCGGCGCCGTCCGACACGGGGAGGAATCCAGCCATGCGACACGCGCGATCGATGACCTCGAAGACACTGTCGCCGGGATTGATGGTGAGCCTCGCGATCGGGCTCGAGAGCTTCATGCTGCTCGACTTGCCCGCTGACCCGACCGCCGCCGGCGCGCCGCCGCTGTCGGCCTGCCCCGTGGTGCTGATCGCCTTGTCTTCGGCGCCTGGCTGCAGCGACACGCCAACCTCGAACGGCTCGGCGAGCTGCCTGCAGAATTCGAGAACGCCGATCTTGTGGAACTCGTACTTGCCCAGCACAGCGCTGCAGTCGACGAGGGCCCCAGTCTTGTCGCGGCCGGTGACGGTGAACAGGCGCGAGCTGCCGTCGAATCCCTGCGATCGGATATCGACGTAGCCCGTGATGACAGGCGTGTTCAGCGCGTCGCCCAGGGTGACCATGCAAGTGTCCTCCTCGACGATCGGCCACGGTTCGGCCTGGCCGTCCCACCGCTCTGAGACGGTGAGATCGAAGGTGCCGGCGATCGCTTCGATGCCGCGCGTCACGCGGACACTCGTCCACCCTCCGTAGGCCTTGCCGTTCACCGTCAGGCGCGCGCCGTCAGCCATGGGACAACACCTGCAGCTCTCGACCGCCGACGACGAACCCGGGATGCCGCACCCGATTGCGGGCGACGAGGTCCTCCTCGAGCTCGACAGTGCCGTAGAGGCGATGTGCCAGGACCAGCGACGGCACCGTCGCCGGCGACGTGTAGGTCACGATCCGCGGGAGCGACGATGCCTCTGAGGGCACGGCGACCGCGACGTCGGCGCGCAGCTCCTGGAGCGCCGCATACATGTCGTCATCGGTCGTCCCGTCGGCGAGCTCGTCGATCGCCGTCAGCACCCGGTCGCGCGCCGCGACGGCATCTTCGAAACTGGCGTAGCTGCCGGGCGTCCGCGATGCCAGTGACAGCTGCCGCGCAGCCTCGGTGACGAAGCCACGCCGGAGGAACGCGTCCACCTCGCCGTAGTTCACGAGCTCGTATTGCCTGGTGATCGTCGTCTCCGGCGGCGGCGGATCCGTCGATGTGAAGTCGGCCGCGTCCAAGAACGCGTTCACGCCGAGGCTGGGGACGCGCGGGAATGACGTCAGGTCTCGGAAGAGATCGAGCATCCGCGTGGCCAGCGTCAGCGGATCTCGAACAAGCTTCGAGGCATCATTCACCAGTGAATCAATCGAGCGCTTCAGTGCCGCGGCCTGCGACGCGGTCCGTGCGAGCGGCGCCAGTGCCGTATGCAGCGCCCGGCTGCCGCTCTGCAGCAACGAGGTG